GCTGTACATCGCCACCACCAGCGGCAAGCTGTCCAACACGAGCGCAAGCTCGACGATCGCCGGAATCCTCATCAACAACGCATCGGCGACCGCAACGACCACTACCACCACGGGCACTCTGACGTGGCCGCGCAGCATCGTCGCTAACGGGTAGTGCAGCAAGAGACTCTCATGGGGTACAAACCAGCGGCGGATGCGCCGCTGGTCCCCCTTTCTCTGAATATGGAAGGCTGCGAGACAGAAGAAAAACTCTCGCTAAATATCGCCTCTGCTCTAGCGAGGAGATATGTCAGGTTCAATGAATACGTCTGCTCGCAGAGCGGTCGCATCAACGTCTGCGGATTCGGTCCATCGCTCACCAACACGTACAAGAGTATTCGCGGAGATGTACTTGCCTGCAATGGGGCGCATGACTATCTGATCGACAATGGCATTGTCCCGAAGTGGACGATGTTTATGGATGCGGCGGAAGTGATTACAAAGATGGTGACGCCGCACAAGGACGTGACCTACTTCGTTGCGTCGCGCTGTCATCCGGCCCTCTTTGAGCACCTGCGCGGCTTCAACGTCGTGGTGTGGCATTGCGCTGGGGACGCGAAGGCTCTTGAACTGCTCGCCAGCACCTACACCCAAGCGCTCATGGAACCGCTTGTCAATGGCGGAACGGCGTGCGTCACGCGCGGGATGGTTCTGGTGCGGGCGATGGGCTATGAGGAAATACATCTCTATGGGGCCGATAGCTCCTATGAGGGCGAATTTACGCACGTAAAGAAAAGCCTCGTCCAAGAGACTGAATTGCAAGTCTTCGCTGAGGGGCGCTGGTTTAAGACAACGCCGTGGCTCGCGGGCCAAGTCGAGGACATCAAGATTCTTTTCCCTGAGCTAATTGCTGGAGGCGCGCGATTCCTCATTCACGGGGATGGCTTACTCCCGCACGTAGCAAAGGCCATTGGATACGAAACCACAGTGTCATGAGACGCAAATTCAAGGTTTTCGCAGATGGACACACGCTTGATCTGCGAAAGGAGAAGAAACCGAAGCAAAAAAAGAAATCCATCCGCGAACACTTGGCCGAATTGGCGGACTTTTACGGCCCCGATTTCGCGGCGACGAATTGCAAACTTTCGAGAGGTAAGCGATGAGCAGCGTAGGGATGATGAACGACCGCAAGGACCGGCCGGCCTATGTGCGCTTTGTGCGCCGCGCGGTCGAGGACCGATCCGTAAAGAGCGTCAACGGGCGCTGGCCGAAAAAGGACGTGGACTATGCGCTCGTGACGCCGCCGTACTCCAAGGACGTTTTCGAGGCTGTTGCGACGGAATGGCTAGAGCAGATGGGCGCTGAGGTCCGCAACGGACGCTTGCCGGAGGAATGGCTGGACCGCTACCGGCAGCAGTACGAGAAGTGGACGCTCGGGCAGGAGATGCCTCTCGACGGCGAGCCGATTCTCGGTTGGGGCGTGATCTCTCCGGCGCAGCAGTCGAACCTTGTTGCGATCAATATCCGCACCGTCGAGGATCTGGCCGGCTGCAACGATGAAGGCGTGCGCCGTATCGGCATGGGCGGGGGCGAGTTGCGCGATAAGGCGAAGGCGTGGCTTTCGCAGATGAAGGACAAGGGGCCGCTCACGCAGGAGAACGCGACGCTTCGAGGCGAAAACATCGCCATGAAGGCGACCATCGAGAGCTTGACGGCGCGTAACAAGGAGCTTGCCGAGCGGATCGAGATCATGCAGCGGGGCGGGCTGGAGCGCGGGGTGCATTTCGAGCGGCCAGCAGAGATAGCGCCGAGTGACATCCTGCCGGAGCCTGAGCAAAAGCGCCCTGTGCTGCACGCGAGGGCTAAAGCCTAATGTCGCTGACCCTCCTGCAGACTGTCCAGCACTTCTGCGAGCGGACGAATCTTCCGTCACCGGCCACGGTGTACGGCTCGTCCGATGCGCAGGTGGTGCAGATCAAGGCGCTGCTGGAGGAGATCGGGATCGACATGGCGAGCCGCGTGGCGTGGGAGGGGATCACGTTCGAGGCCACGCATACCTCGATCGCCGCCGAAGATCAGGGCGCGATGAGCACCATCGCCGCCAACGGGTTCAAGTACGTCAAGAATCAGACGATCTGGGACCGCACTGACAGGTTGCCGATCCTCGGGCCGCTGTCTCCGCAGGAGTGGCAGGCGCTCAAGGCGCTGGTCACGGTCGGCCCGCGCTACCGCTTCCGCGTGCGCGGCGGCAAGCTACTCGTCAGTCCGACGCCGACCGCAGGCCATACGTGGGCGTTCGAGTACGTTAGCAAGAACTGGATTCTTAACGGCGCTACCTACAGGCAGTTCTTTGGCGCAGACGACGACACGATCCTGCTGCCGGATACCGAAATGCTGCAGGGCTTGCGCTGGAAGTGGAAGCGTGAGAAGGGGCTGGACTACGCCGAGGACTTCCGCACCTACGAAACGATGCTGAAGGACGCAGCCGGGCGCGATGGTGGGAAGCCGACGCTGCGCATGGATGGAGGCAGTAGCGGGCCGAAGCCTGGAATCATGGTTCCGAGCGGGAACTGGAACGTGCCGTAATGCGCCAGCCGCTCACACAGGGCCGCTCGCCGCAGCAGCAGATAGCGCAGATCGTATCGCAGCAGGCCCCGACTGGGGGCTGGAATGCCCGCGACGCGCTCGCCGACATGAAGCCGGGCGAGGCGGTGCTGATGCGCAACTGGTACGCGCGCACGACCGATATAGTGATCCGCGGCGGGCAGGCGGACCACGCTACGGGGATTACCGGGACCACGAAGACGCTAGCGGTCTACAACGGTGCTAGCGGCACAAACAAGATGTTCGCCGCGACCGACAGCGGGATCTACGATTCCTCGGCCGCAGGCGCGGTAGGTGCATCGGTCGCAACCTCGACAAACGGCTATTGGCAATGGCTGAATTTCGGCGACGGCACGACCAACTGGCTCATCATGGTCAACGGCACCGACAAGCCGAACTATTACTCCGGTGCTGCTTGGACCGCCGTTGATGGTGCAAGCACGCCAGCCCTGACGGGCCTCACGACGACCAGCATCATCGGAGTAGCCGAGTACAACGGGCGGCTTTTCTTCATCGAGAAGGACAAGCTGAAGTTTTGGTATCTGGCTGCGGCTGCGGCTGGTGGGGCGCTGACGGCGTTCGACCTGTCGTCGTTCGCTAGCCGAGGCGGATTTTTGGTGGCGGTTTCAACATGGTCATTTGACAGCGGAGCCGGCCCGGATGATTTCATTGCCTTCATAACAAGCGAGGGTCAGGTAATCGTCTACAAGGGCACGAATCCGGCATCTGCTGCTGACTGGGTTCGCAAAGGGACTTATTACCTTGGTAAGCCAATAGGCCGGCGCTGCGCGTTCAAGTACGGCGGCGATCTCATCATCATCACGCAAAACGGCGCGTTCCCGATGTCTGTGGTTTTGCAGTCCTCATCGGTCGAGCAAAAAATGGCGGTCACGAACAAGGTCGAGAAGGCGTTTAACGAGGCGTCGAATCTTTACAAAGATAATGTCGGCTGGGAGGCCATCTTCTACCCGGCGCAGTCGGCGCTGATCTTCAATATTCCAACCGTGACCGGCACAGCAGCCAAGCAATATGTATTGAACACGGGCTCGCCGAAGAAGCCGTGGTGCGAATTCGACTCGTGGAATGCAACGTGCTTCGCGCTATTCAACAACGAACTCTACTACGGCGTCGTCGGTGCTGTACAAAAGGCGTGGGCGATGATGGCCGACAACGGCCTGAACATCGTCTCCGAATTGAAAGAGGCGTTCCAGAACTACGGCAGCGGGAAGCAAAAGCGTGCGACGCTCTACAGGCCGATCCTGCAAGTGGACGGGTCGATCAACTATCTGACCGGCATCGACGTTGATTTTAGGGATACGGGCATCATCGGCGAGGCGACCTATACCGTCACTTCAGGCGCGCTGTGGGACATTGACAACTTTGATGAGGCGTATTGGGCAGCGAGCCTAGACATCGTGCGGCAGTGGTCGAGCCCGCAGGAGAACGTCGGGACGTGGTTCGCCGGGAAGCTGAAGGTATCGACGAATTCGCTCGAAGTTCACATGCTCGCATCGGACATCATGTTTGAACCAGGGAGCGGGATATGAGCACTGAAGCACAAAGGCTTGAGTGGTATAAGCGCAAGGATTTGGTAAAGCGCGGAAAGTGGCGAGCGGATTTCTCCGATTGCGCGTTTAGTTGGCGCCCTAAGTTTTCGGCGGGCTGGGACCGGGAAAGGCTTACGCATGCAATCAGCGCAAGTTGGCTTGGCCGGTCTATCTGGCTGAAGAAAAACTATGCTTGGTACACCCCGCAGGGTGAATTTGTGTGGGGGACGCTGGGCCTATGAGTCTGCGCTTTGCCGTCGAGCCCTTGGCGACCTGCTGGCAGGAAGTTGACGCCCTGGCGCGGGCACATTGGCTGGAGACTGAGGAATACCGCCACGGGCAGGAGTACAGCCCGGATTGGAAGCGCTACCTGTCCAGCGACGCCGCAGGCTGGTATTTCATGTGCATCGCGCGGCCGTGGGATACATGCTCGATGGGCGGGGAGATGGTCGGCTACGGCGGGATGTGGGCCATGCCGTCTATGCACACGCAGAAGATGATCGCCAATGAGGACACCTTTTTCCTGCTCCCAGACTACCGCAAGGGCTGGAACGCCATCCGGTTCCTGAAGTTCATCGAAGGGCAATGCCTGAAGCGGGGCGCGGTCGAGATCGGCTGGACCGACAAGAAGGGCAAGGGTGCGCTTCTCAGAAGGCTGGGGTATAGTGTGGTTGCATCTCAGTGGAGTAAGCAAGTAAATAGCGGTGCCGACAGCACCTTGACTGCAGCCAGCAGCGAGGAGATGTCGGATGTGTACACCTAGCGCTCCCCCACCCCCGGATTACCAGGGCGCCGCCCGCGAGCAGGGCGCGGCTAATAAAGAAGCTGCGATTGCCAGCTCGCAGCTCTCAAACCCGAATGTCTCGAATCCTTACGGCAACCAGACCGTAACGTACACGATTGATCCGACGACCGGGAATCCGGTCCCGAACGTCAAGCAGACGTTCTCGCCGGGCCAGCAGGGAATTTTCGATACCACGCAGCAACTCCAGCAGCAGACCGCGAACCTCGGTCTGCAAGGCGCAAAGAACGCGCAAGGGATCCTCGGGCAGCAGTTCGACATCAACAATATCCAGGGGATCGACAAGACGGCGATTGACCGGAACAGCGTGCGCGATGCGCTGGTAGCTCGGGCGACGCAGGACAACGAAATTGACCGCGACAAGGTGCGCTCGAACCTCGTAGCGCAGGGCATCCCGGTCGGCAGCGAAGCCTACAACCGGGAAATGATGGGTTTGGACCGACGCCTCACGGATGCCCGCCAGCAGGCCGAATTGGGCGCAGGGCAGGCGCAGGCGCAGGCGCTGGACTCGCGCCGCCAGATGATCCAAGAGGCGCTCCTGCAGCGTCAGACGCCCTTGAATGAGATCGCCAGCCTGCGCAGCGGCTCGCAGTTGAACCCGCTGCAATTCTCCGGGGTGAGCAGCCAGCAGGTAGGGGCTGCGCCGATCTTCGGGGCAACGCAGGCGCAGGGCACGCGCGACCTCCAGCAGTATCAGTCTGACCTGAACTACGCCCTGGGCCAGAAGCAACTCGCGGTCGGTGGCATAAGCAGGGTTGCTATGGGCGGCGGATGACGTGGCTGAACTAGACGAATTCGGCGCAGAGCAGGAGCGGATTGCGAGGCAGCAGGCCATTGCGCAGGCGCTTCTGACGCGCGGCGGGCTCATACCCGGCTATCGCGGCGAGCAGATGATGGGGCAGGCGGACAAGGACCGCGCCGCTCTGGCCCAGCGCTATCAGAGCGGGCTTGCCGCAGAGGTTGACCGTATCGCCAAGATGCGGCAGGGGCGCGAGGCGATCCCTGCGCCGGCCGATGAGCTTGGCGGGGGGCCTGCGGCTCCGGCGCAGGCGGGCGATGCGCGGGAATCAATCCGTGCTGCGCTCCTGTCACGGTATGCGCCAGTGCGCGACTACGGGAAGCTGGAGCATGCAACCTATGAGCGCGAGCAGTCGAAGGTCGGCGACCGTGAGTCGAGATCGGCGGACAGGGCGATGGCCTTGGAAGCTGCGGCGACGAACCACGCGCAGGCCGACGCCACGCGGCGCGACATTGCGACGCAGGGAAGCAGGCCACCGCCAGGATACCGGAACAAGCCAGATGGCACGATGGAGGCGATCCCCGGCGGTCCAGCGGATACCAAGCTGACCGGCGCATTCAATCAGGACACATCCGCTCTGCAAAGCAGCGAAGCGGCTCTTGATCGGCTTGCGGCCCAAGTCAATCTCGTTGAGAAAAGCAATCTCGGCCGCACCACTGGCCTGCTTGGCGCGCTCCCGAATGTCCCGGGCTCAGAGGGCTCCGACGCAAAGGCTCGGCTCGACGCACTCAAATATCAAATCGGCTTCGGCGTTCTGCAGGAGATGAAGGCTAATTCAAAAAATCAATCCTCTGGGCTGGGTCAGGTGACGGAGAAGGAGCACGTCTACCTGCAAAGCCAACTCGGCAATCTTGAGAAAGCGCAGTCTGAGACTGAAATCAGGCGCGTATTGAAGGACATCGGGAAATTCGCCGAAGAATCCAAGGGGCGTCTGCGCGCTGCCTACAACTTGAAGCACGGCGATAAGGCTGGCGGCGGTCCAAAAGTCGGCGATGTGCAGGGCGGCTATCGCTTCAAGGGCGGCGACCCGGCGAAGCCTGAGAGTTGGGTGAAGCAATGAGCGGCCCTTGGGAGCAGTATGCCGCTCCAGCCGCCGCAGAGGGACCGTGGACGCAGTACGCAGCCACGCCGCCAGCGGTTGAAACAGCGCCAGCCGCGCCGGCGAAGTCAGGATTCCTATCCGGGCTGCTGCCGCAGCGAGACATCTCTCCCGAGGCGCGAGCGGCAATAGAGGACATGCAAAAAAGGCCGTGGGGCTCCGGCCTGCCAAACGTTGCTTACGATGCTGGTGGAAAGGTCACGGACCTTGCGACCAGCGCAGGCGCATCCCCAGAAGTAGCTGCCGGCGCAGGGTACGCAGCGAACGTCGCTACGCAAGCGGTCCCCGCGCTGATGACCGGAAAGTTTGTGCAGGAGAAAGCTGCTCCGCTGATGGAGGCTGGCGCTCGGAGGCTGATGCAGAGCGCGATCAAGCCGACACTGCAAGCCCATGAAAGCGGCGACGCGGCGAAGGCGATTACTACCATGCTGCAGGAGGGCTACAACCCGACCAAGGGCGGTATCCAGGCGATGCAGGATCGCATCACCAAGCTAGGAGCAGAAATAGCTCAAGAAATCGCAAGTTCTCCGGCTACCGTGAGCAAGGGCGAAGTGGGAAAGAGGCTGCTTGATACTTATGACCGCTTCAAATCTCAGGTCAACCCGCAGGCGGACTTGGAAGCGCTCAAGCAAGCATGGCTCGCATTCAGAAGCCATCCGGATCTTGTAGGAAAGACCGATATCCCAGTACAGCTTGCGCAGGCGATAAAGCAAGGCACCTACACGCAACTCGGCAATAAGCCATATGGTGAATTGAGCGGCGCTTCTACCGAGGCGCAGAAGCAACTTGCGCGCGGTCTGAAGGAGGAAATCGCTAAGGCGGTTCCAGGCGTAGCCGAGCGGAACGAAGTGATGGCCGCACTGATTAACGCCAAGGACATCGCTAGTCGAAGGGTGATGATGTCAGGCAATAACAATATCGTAGGTCTTGGCTCGCTCGCCAATAGCAAGGCTGCGGCGCTCGGCTTCCTGGCGGACAAAAGCGATCTTGTTAAGGCGCTTCTGGCTCGCCTGATGCATTCAGGAGCAGAGCGCATTCCGCAAGCTATCGGCAGCGGCGCTGGCGCGGCTGTCATGTCTCAAACCGGACAAGCTCCCGCGCTTACTCCGCAGCAGCAGGCAATCGCGCGAGCACTCGCCGAACAACAGGGAGGAAACTAATGCCGTTCAACGGTTCAGGAGGCACCAGCCAGCCAGTAGGCGGCGCATTCCCTGCGGTCCCAAGTACGCTAATCCAGTCGGCAAAGGTCAATATCAGCATTGCCGATATCTATACGATGCTGGCGAGCGCGATCTTGAAAGACGGCCAGCAAGTCGCCACGCAGCGCGTCCCGTTCGCGGTCGGCATCTCGACCGATACAGTTACGGAGAAAACGGCCGATACTGGCGTCACGCTGGACGGCGTACTGCTGAAGGACGGGCGGATTGATACGACGCAGGGTTCCGACATCGTTTGCGCGGCGACGATCAACCTCGAGACGGCGACAGGAAACGTCGTCGATGTGACCGGGAGCACTGGCCCGGTTACGGCCGTCACGCTGTCCCAGGGTCATTGGCGCCTCGTGCGGTTCACGGGAACGCCGACGATCACGAACGGAGCGTCGCTAGTTCTTCCGAACGCCGCCGACTACGTTGTAGCGGCTGGAGACTACATCCTGTTCGTCGGCTACGCATCGAGCGTGGTGCGTGCGTACATTCTGCCGACCAGCAGCCCCATCCCTTACGTCGATACGCAGCCTGTGGTCATCGGTTCCGCCGACAAGACGAAGAAGATCCGATTCGAGGTGGACGGAATCACGACCGCGACGACGCGCGTTCTGACGGTTCCCAATGAAGACTTCACCATAGGAATCAACAACAGCGCTGCCCAGACGTTCCTCGGCAGCGATGTAGCGCTTAACAACGCCGCCAACTACTTCAACATCTGCAACACCGGAAGCATTGGCGCGGCTGGTCAGGTGTGGCGCATCACTGGAACGCTTTGCGCGTTTCGTAACGCAGGCACTTCTCAAGTGCTGGTCAGGATTTGGGACGGAAGCAGCGTTGTCTACATGGAAACAAACGGCGGCGTTTACGCGGCGGCAGTTTACTCGGTGATTACTGTTGATGCAGTCGTTACGCTATCTGCGGCAACGACATTTCACCTGTCCGCAAAAGCGAGCGCCACCGACGCTTCCGCGATTACAACTGGCGGGTCTGGAACCGCCAATAAGGCCACCTCTATTATCGCGGTGCGTATCGCGTGACCAAAGCCATGAACGGGACGTACTCATATTCGCAGCCGCAAAGCTCGGCGAAGTCCTCGGCCTGGTCAGGTGTGTGGAAGAAAAAATCGTGACCGTAAATGCGAACGCAATAATCATCGGGCATCTGGAATCCTGGGATGCGCTCGATTATCTGCGCAGTCATTTTTCCAACTCTAGTAGCGCCATGTCGCCAGATCCTTCCCAATGCCTCTCATAGTATCAAAGAGGGCGACCGGCCCTAGAACTACGTGGTTGAAGCCACGCCCGGTCCCAATGCCGCGATCAGCCGCGGTGGTCAAGGCCCTCCCCCAACGTCGGGATGGTCAACCTACCACCAACGGCCCCCGGCTTCTATGCCGTATTCACAGGGGAGCCGCCGATGGCCGAGAGAGCAGCGAGACTTTGCGTTAAGACGATTTGGGATCTTCATGTCTGGACGACTGTTTTCTGGGTATTCGTCGGCAGCTTCGTACTGGGGCTGTTCCGATGACCCCGCCCGACGAAAGAAGGAAGCATGACAAGTTTCCCCTGGAAGTCAGGCAGTACATCGACGCTGCCGCCAAGGCTGGAGCGAAGGAGGCTTTCCTCATGCTTGCCTTCGAGATTTCACGGACAGGGATCAAGAAGGTTCTATACGCGATTGGGGCTGCTGTGGTTGGCCTTGTGTCTGCGGTGACGTACTTCATCACGCATGGCGGGAATGGGCCGAAATGACCGACAACGATCCCATCCAGCCTCTTACTCGGGAGCATTTCGACTCGCAGTTCAGTCGGCACACCGCAGAGGAAAATGACTACCGCATCCAGGTTGTACGGCTATGTGAGCGGATCACGTCCTTGAATCGAATTCTCTCCATCGGGACGACGATCGCGATCATTCTTGGCGGTGGCTGGCTTTATCTCGTCGAACGGGATCGCACCGAGGCCCGCAAAGACCTGAAGCAACTCTATGAAACGGTGGTCATGATGCAGAATAGTTCGTCAATGCTTTCGGCAGAAACAAAGGCGACCTTTGAGGCGCATCGAAAAGAACTGGAGCGACTTTCCAACCGCGACGCAACTCTTGGGGCGGCGCTCTTGAAATATGTGGAGTCCAAGAACAAATGAAGCCCGTAAAAGATTGGCGCAAGGCGCATAAGTGGTTCTCGGTGCAGGGGCTCGCGCTTCTCACAGCGGCACCGCTGCTCTACGCGAGTTTCTCGGAGATGCAGGCTTACCTTCCGCCGAAGGTGTTCTCAATCTGCATGGGCGCGCTCGCGTTCCTGACGATCCTCGGGCGGCTGGTGAAGCAGGGGTGAAGGTGCGGTGCTGTGGACAGGTTCTAAATTCGAGGCTGTAGCCCGTGGCATCGGAGGAGTTTTTTTAGAACCACTTTCTCTGTAAACCATTGACGCAGAAAGATTGCCAATGCAAGCAGTTGTAACCACAGGTACTAGGAAAACTGCGGTTCTCCAGCCAATCGGTTCTAAATCGGTTCTAAATTAGCCCGTTTTAGAGGGGAAACAATGTCCCCTTTCGAGCGCCGGTAGACGGTCGTGGTGATCTCATTGGCGTGCCCAAGAAGCTCCTGCGCCCGCTTCAGATCCGGCGAGTCGGTAGCGGCCTTTGCCCGGATGTCCCTGAATTGCCAGTCGGCGGTCCCGCGGGCTTTGATGAATCGAGCGTTCAGCGCGTTGTAGCTCACCCGCTGGCCGCGACGATCTGAGATCAGGTAGATACTGGGCCGCTTCCTCGCCAGGATGCGCTCCAGCACGCGCGCCAGATCGCCCTCGACTCTGAGCCCCAGCCGCTTTCCGGTCTTCTCCTGGACGAACCACAGCACGCCTGCAGCGATGTCCTGCCGGCGGGCTTTCAGGATGTCGCCTGGGCGTTGCCCGCACCACAGAGCCAGGTCCATTGCGTCCTGCAGGATCGCGTCTCCTGCAGCATGGACCTGATCGAACTCCTCATCGGTCACGTACCGATCGCGCTTGCCCATCGGCCCGAAAGTTCTTTTCTCGGCCTTGCTGAACTTCACCCCCAGGAATGGGTTTGGTGCCTTGGTATAGCCTTCCTCCCGAGCCCAATTGAAGAAAGCCGAGCCGACGCGCTTCTCGAATAGCGCCGCCCCTTTTTTCGTTCTGCGCCGCATGTACGCCTTGACGTGCTTGGGCTCAACCTGCTCAAGCGTGAAATTCTTCAGATACTCGTCCAGGTTGTCGAGCGCGGTTTCGTAGTGCTCTTGGGTGCTGGCCGAAAGCTGCTTGACGTAGAGATCTCGGTAGTCCTTCGTCACCGCGGGGAATAGCTTGACGTACTCTCCGGCCTCCAACTCGGCCCATTTCTTTTTGGCTTTAGCTAGATCGGAACCGAGAGAGGTTTTCTTGCCAGCGACTTGGTAGTAGTAGAGCACCTTGCCGGACTTGAGCTTTCGAGGGCTCATGCGCGCTGGCACATCCAGCCAAACTGTTTTTGGCCTCCCCATCCCGGGAATCATCTTACCTCGCCCAATTGCGGCTCCGTAACTGCTTGATCCATATCGCGGCGAACGACTGGCTTGCGTTGGGAATTGACGAAATGCGGAACCCCATGCTCCTCGAGCCAGCGAATCTGATCGGCTGCCCGCTTGTAGCCGGTCAGCATTACCAGCTCGTCGGCGGCGAGGAAGGCGTTCATTCTTCCATGGTCCGAAGCATCTTCTTGACCCGCGTAATCTCCTTCTGGTACTGCTTGCGGCCGTACCCCTTCAGCGACGGAAGCTTTAATTCCATCTCGTCGATGTAGTCCAGCAGTTCGGCATCCGTCATCAGCGACAGTTCGTCGTTCGGTAGGCGGTAGCGATGCGTCCCCTCACTCATCTAATCAATTCCAAGGGCCGAGTAGAGAGAAACGCCAGTGGTCGTTGCATACCCCTTGCCGCCATGTTCAGGTGGGATCGGGATGAGGTGGGGGCTGAAGATGCATTGGGCAGTCGTCGGCGCCGCATGTCGCAGTCGGATCGTTGCCGGGTCTGCGGCTGCACTTCGGACACTGAATAAACCGTTGTGGGGAAACGAGAGAAGCCTCCTTACGTAATTTTGCTTCCTCTTCTAGCCAGTCTTCCAGCGCCCTCATGAAGTGACCGACCGCATCGTCAGGAACAGCCCCTGTCGTTGGTATGTAGTCGGCTAGGTATGGCTGCGCCGCAAGGTGACGCTCGTAGGGATTTCTCTCCCTGCGAATAGGTGACCCTTCTTCTCGATCGCTCATGGGGCGGAAGCCTTGTTCTTGGACTTCAGAAAAGCGCGCCTAGCACGCTTGGCGAGGCGGCGAGTCAGCATGCGTTCTCTAGTGGCCTCGCGCTTCGCCAGTGAGCGGGCAAGCTGCACCTTGCGCTCCTTTGTTCTGGCCTTCTTGTCGCGTCCCGCGCTCATCGGAAGTAACAGCGAATGAAAATGCACCCGCCAGCTAGGCATGTTGATTTGATGCTGGCCAATTCCTCGTCCGTGAGCGGCGGGTCATAGTCCTCCGCGATCACATCCTCGTACCGCTTAATCGCGTCCTCGTATGAGGGCGGCTTTGTGTCGATGCTTATTCCTTCTTTCATTTCATCTCCTTCACGCGATCTATAACTCTGTTGTTCTCTTGTTTGCCGCCCATACCTTTAGTAACGGTATAACGATACTGTCTGCGCCCCCGTCCTGCACAGTGTTCAGGGCGCGGCGAATCATGGCCGCAGCGCCCACTCGGCTATGCTCTCAGCAAAAGCTTGTAGCTTGTCCCGCATCCCCTCTCCGCCCAGCACCACATATCGGCCATCGCCAATCTTCTCGGCCAGCCCGGCTTTCACGGCGGCTGTGAGCCATTCTTCGGGCCAGCAGACCAGCCGCCGTGAAAGATCGTTCCCATCCAGAGTCGGCTTCAAAGCAGCTTCACCCAAAAACCACAGCAAAGAATATTAAAGCTAGTTCGACGATGATGATCCAGCCTTGAAGCTCGCTCATTTGCTCTCCTTTGCGTCGTGTGCGGCGCTCGGCGAATCGCCATACTGCACCCAAAAGTGGGTTCCTTTCTCGACGCACGGATCTTCGCCGTAGCAGTAGAGGCAGTCGCCGCACGCATCGCACAAATCTCCGCACGTTGGTTCTGCAACCTCAGTGCGGAGCACCTTTTCTCCGGCTTCGTCGTAGATGTGTTTAAGCATCGTCACCGCGCGATTGAGGTTCGCGCCGATCTGCCGGGACAGCGCTGGTCCAGCCCGGCTGTTCCTTGAAAGCGCACTTGTGCTCTTTGGCCTTGTAGCAGCCGTGCTTACAGTCCAGCGGTAGGTCGTGTTCCACGCACACGTCCTGATCTGGCTTGCAGCCGAAACGATTGGCGGGCTTGCTGCGTCGGCTCATGCCTTCTCCTCGCGCTCGATTGTCTCCGCATCGCAGTATTTACAGACGACACTGGTTGAGCCGTGCGGGCAAGCTCCACTCTGCCGTAGTGGGGACCGCATGAAGAGAGGTTCGGAGTACAGCCCCGGCGCTTCGTCCGGCTCGATCAGGCAGAAGTCGATCATCTCGTGCGTGTCGGCGGCGAAGATCGCCCACGCGGTAGGCTCGCTGCGCAGTGCTTCCGTTCGCGCGGTTTCTAGTTCGCCTACGTACCGGACAACATCGACCGGCGCATTGCGGCAGCGCTCAGGACCGCAGCCGCCGTAGGGGCATGGCCCGTTGCCTGCAAGGCAGGGTTTCATTTCGACCTCACATAGATTACTTGCCGCTCGAATCCGAGAGCCTTTAGCACGGTCGGTCCAGGATCGCGGCGCGATTGCATGATGTCGGACAGGTAGGCAGCGCTTATGCCGAGCGCCTTCGCGCACTCTGCCTGCGAGCTGTAAGTAGAAATCAGGCCGCGCAAATGGCTGATAACGTAACTCGTGCTGTACCGTTTCAACTGTGATCTCCATCGTGTTCAACGGCGTTCTCGTCGCAGAATATGAGCTTAGTTTGGCTGGTGCCCTCGATCTGCTCGGCCTCCATCAGTTGAGCTTTCGGCGGGACTTGCTGCACTGCTTTAATCAGCCCGGCCGCCGTCCCGCCCGGCCAAACGAATACGTGATGCTCCGTGCGGATGATCTTGGTTTCGATGTGCTTGCGGTAGTCCATCATCGTTCCCCTATGTCGCTCTGTGTAAGGTGGGCGCGGTACTTGCACTTATCTAGAATGGCTTTCCCGCCCGGAGCCTTGGAGTCGAACCAAGGTGCAATGCCCGCACTTCCGGTTTGCCCGTTGTTCATTTTCCGCCTGCGTGCGATACGTATTGGTGGCGTGTCATTTCCACGGCGCTAGGAAAACCAGCCGCCAATCGGCCGCAATCCGATACGCCTTCGTGTACCCGTTGCGCTCAGAGAATAGCGGCCGGAACTCGCTGTAGCTGGCGATCCAGACGCCGAAGCCGAGCACCTTGAGGATGAACACGCCGGGCTTGTGGATGCAGAATGTCGAGAAGTCAGGTTTCACTTGGCCGCTTTCGTAGAGCTATCTACACGAACGAGACGCGCCCTGAATTGCGGCACGGCCTTACGGTCCACGGAGAAGCGCCCAAGTTCTTTGTCGCCGTCCAAGACAATGATCTCCAGCGGCCAGCTTGCCTCCCACCCGTCGTGGGCGTCGTGATAGTTCTCGGCAGCATCTTCGGCGATCATCTCGACTGACTCTTCGTCGAACACGCTCTCCACCTCGAAGGCGTCATCTGCTGTGCTGCCGTGATCCGGGACGTAGTAGCGGTAGCGAAAGGTGCGCTTCACGACTGCGCCCCACCGTCTGTCGAGCGCAATTTCCGAATCTTCGCGGCGCAGGACTGCAACGCGAGAGGCCAGCTCTGCCTGTCTGCCGGAGAGCCTTC